CAAGCGAATTCGCTGCATTGCTGGCGTCTAAAATGAAGCCAGGCGCACTTAAGACCATCCAATCAAAACAATCCTATCTATCATACGCCGATGATCCCGTAGGGTTCTGCCGGAACGAACTAGGAGAAACCCTAACGGATGATGTTATTGCTATGCTGGAATCAGTACGGGATAATATCGTTACGGTAGCGGTGTCAAGCAACGGAACAGGCAAAAGCCATGGAGCGGGTAGAGCGGCAGTCTGGTTTTATCAATGCCATGCCGACTGCAAGGTCTTTACCGCGGCGGCCCCGCCATATTCCAATTTAAAAAACATTCTTTGGGGTGAAATTGGATCAGTAGTAGCAAAGCATCCCGAAATGTTTGCCTCGCACACAGTAACGTCGCTCGATATCCGGCGTGGCCCGGAAGATTTCATAACCGGCGTTTCAATTCCAAGTTCTGGTACATCAAAAGAGCGCGAAGCAAAATTCAGTGGCAAACACCAAAAGCATATGCTTTTCGTTCTCGATGAGGGCGACGCTATCCCGGATGATGTCTATTCTGGAATTGAAAGCTGTATGTCTGGCGGACACGTTCGATTATTAATCATGTTGAACCCCCGGCAGGCCGCGGGAGCGGTTTTTAGGATGCAACGCGATAATACGGCCAAGGTGGTTCATTTGTCTGCCCTGCGCCATCCCAACGTGATTACAGGTCAAGATATTATTCCTGGCGCGGTTACACGAGATACAACAGTTCGTCGCATCAATGAATGGACGCGACCGGCGCACCCGGATGAAAAAATAGAAAAAGAATCACTGTTTGTTATGCCTGATTTTTTAGTGGGCGCCACGGCACCGCGGCAAAGTGGCGGATTATACGATCCACTCCCGGCCGGAAGACGCAAAATAATTAATCCGGCCTTTTCGTATATGGTTTTGGGCCAGTACCCAGCCCAAGGGACAAATCAATTAATTTCAAGTGAATGGATATCCCGGGCAAGAACTCGTTACGATATGTATGTTCTACAACACGGGGAGATCCCGCCAACGGGCAGTATCGGAATCATGGGCTTGGATTGCGCTGAAATGGGAGACGATCTGAATGTGGCCGTTGGTAGATATGGTGGCTATCTCACGCCATTTAATACATGGGGTGGCGTGGATATGATCGAAACAGGCTCTAAAGCTGTTGACTGGTATCAATCACACAACGGCATAGAACTGGCCAACATTGACGCTATAGGTGTGGGTTCAAGCGTGGCTCCGCAAATGCAACTAAGCGGGTGCGTGGCGCTGGGCGTTAAGGTGGCCGAGAAGCCCACGTTAAAAACAGACATGGGAGACTTTAAGCAGAAACGAGATCAGCTTTACTGGCAAGTACGTGAGTGGTTGCGTACCGATCCATCGTCTATGCTGCCCCCGGACGAAGAGTTACTGGAAGAGTTGGCTGTGCCAACATACGACACAGACACAGGCAAAATTCACGTTATGTCTAAAGACGACATGAAAGAAGTTTTAAAGCGTTCACCAAATAAATTAGACGCGCTGGCCATGACGTTTGCCGGCGGCGGAGGGTTTTTCTCTGATTGCGTATTTGAGGCGTACCCACAATGAAATGTTTAGACGATTAAAGGAATGGGATAATGAACACCTGTATAGCTAAGAAAATAACCCATCCCCAGGCATATGAACTCTGCCAGGCTCGCATTGACCACGCGCACATCACCGGCAAACCCATGACAGAACGCCCGTTTTACTATCAGAATATGGAAAACAACGATCTGTATCATGATATTTACGGTTGCCTTGCGTACCCAACAGAAGTCACTGAAAAGGATATAGGGCGTCCCGGCTATGTCGCGATTGTTGCAGTTCTAAAAAATTCAAAGCCGGTTGAACAATCAGGTTTTCTACTGATAGAAGAGGCTGAGAGTAAAGATGTTTTTACTCTATTGACTCACATTCTGGATATGCGCGAGAAATACGGCTATGGACTTCATCCGGAATTATTAAGTTCATGGTGGGGCGATTCAGACAGATTTATTTCTACCCTAGGCAGATTCAACGAGACGATTAAGGGCAAGGAAATTATGATTTCTCCGCCAGTTGATTTCCAAGACCCGATGTCGTTCGATAATTACAACCATACCATGCGGAGCGTCATCACACCCGGAAGAGTAAGATTCGGATTTGGCAATAATAAAATCCTTATGAATAAATTACAGGGGCTTTATAAACGCGACGATCCGGCTGTTTTAGCCGTTGGGGGTCTGATTCATACGTTGTTATTAAGTGTTCCATGGATGGATCAACATCAATCAAATATGTTTGTTTTGGAGGAAGGCAATGCCAATTCTTAAAATGACAATAAGCCTAGATATTAACGTTGATTATTATGAGAATAAGACAGGGAAAACGGATCAACAAATTATTGATGAAGTTTTGTTATGCACGGTTGAAGAAAGAAATATATTGGCGATGGAAGCACGTATCGCCGCACTTAAATTATTAGAAGGTGATTCAGTGGAGGATATTATAAATGTTTAATCTCGGACAAGTTATCGCATTGATGTGTTTCGGCGCGGCGTTGGTCATGGTTGGCGTCATGGGTGGCGGCTGGTTAGTTTATAAATCAAGAAACGCAGTTCCCGGCGAGAAGTTGTTTGGTGGAGTTCCAAAAGGCGAAGTCTTCACCATGCAGGACGAAATCGACTCTCTCAACAATGATTCACCTGATGGCGCCGAAGCGGAAGTAATGGCGAAGAATAGAATTTTTAAGACTGTCTTTAGTGAAAAACCTTAGTTTTGAACTATTTTAGGTGTAGAAAGTAAGAAATTATCGGAGGAAATATGAAAGTAAAATGTCCCAACTGCACAAGGATATCATTTGAAACAACAGATCAATTTAATCCAGACCTGCCGCCCCACGGTGGCATGGTGCGCTGTCTTTTGCAATATCATATTGACTGGCTCTGTGCGCCCACAACTAAAGCAAGCGAAATGTGCTGCCCTGAATGTCTAGCTCCTCTTGTAGTAGGAGGAGTTCTGAATGTTGCGATGCCGGCAAGAGAGGCAGGAGAGTTTTTGGGTATGAAGATTATAGAGTCAAATCAAATACCAGACAATGTGATTGCAATGGTTAGCGGCGACAAGGTTATTCTCGGTGATGGAAGAGAAGCGAACTTGATAGATAACGGGCGCACAATGCACATTGTTCATACCAGCGAAGATGTTCTAACTGTCAATGAGTTACAAATACCGATCCGCGATGATAGCCTACAGGCGCATATGGACGGCGATAAACTTAATATTGTCGATCCGAAAAATATTCATTTTGATAAATTAAACAAAACAACACTTGGTTATCTGGGTGAAGAAATGACGCCGGAAAGCGTTGAGAAAGATACCAGGGAAAAGATCGATGCGTTTAATTCCGCAACGGTTATTGATGGCGGCGGTGAAATACGAACTCCGATTACTACGCCATTCACGTCTGACGGCAATCCCGCGCCCGCAGAGGTGGCGGAGTTAGTTGGCAAGGTTAATGATGTGGTTGATAAAGCAATCGACGTTTTAAATGCGTCGAACCCGCTTATCTGCGACGTTTGCGGCAAGGTATGTAAAAATCAACTTGGATTGAATAGCCATAAGAAATCACACAAGGGAGAAAAGTCATGATTAGAATGATTTATAGTCCGGCAGGAATAATTATTGGAGAGCGGATAGGCGCGAGCAATAGCGATATGAACGCCCTTAAAAATCCCCGATTATTAATTGAACAACCCATTGAAAATCAACCCGGCAAAGTGAATATTTTTATCGGAGAACTTCGCGGAACTCCGGGCGGAATGGAAATTGGAAAGAACTTTCTTAATTATGACGTGACTGATGAAACAATACTTAAAATATACAAACAGGCAACCAGTTCTTTGACGCTGGTAAATAAACCGGCGCTCGTGGATAGTAGCGGAAAGGCATTGCAATAAATAAAATTTGAAGGGCTTTCCTTCTACTGACGGGCAGGGGGAAACTCAAACGAGAACAAGAGGACGGCTAGTAGGCAGCCTACGCTTACTACGCCGTTTTTTTGTTGCCCGTAACGGGAGAAACACCATGATTAAAAGCGATTGGAACTTATCAAATATCCCTCCGAAGGACGATCTGGATAGCGGAGAATTCACATTTTCACTTTTTGAAGCTGCCCGACTGGAGAAAGAACGCCTTGGCAAGCACGATGATTTCAACAATAATTTTGTCCTGTATCGAGGGAATCAAGATTCACAGCAATCCGGACGGAAGGGGTCGCCCCGCAAAAAGAAAGTCCTGACGCCGATAAACCTTTATTTCGCCAACGTCGAAAGGACAGTCTCAAACATCACCGCACGAGAGCCGACCGGTGAAGTAGTTGACCTCGATGGACAAAGTGACGGCTCTGAAAATATCCTTTCAATGGCTCTTAAAAAATGGTGGAAGGAAACCGACCAACAGGCCAAGACTCGTGCATCCGCCCGGCAGATGGAAATATACGGCATTACCCCGGAGAAGCCTTGCTGGGATAAGGGCAGGGACCGTCCGGATATCACAGTGACAGACCCCTACAGTTTCTTCCCTTCACCCGGTAATTGGGAGAATATATCAGAAGACGCTCCGTATGTTTGTTATGCCTACGTTGATTTTGTTTCCAATATAGAGACAATTTTTAACGTCAAGGACATTGCCAAAGATGATGCCTACGACCTCATGGGCACCGTCCGGGAAACGTACAAATCACAAGGGTATGGAACGCAGCAGAGCATCGGAAATTATACCGACGCTATGACTGTTACAAAACAAACCGCCGGACAAGACACGAAAGTTCTTGAGCGCTGTCTGGTTATTGAGGTTTGGTTAAGAGATAACCGGGAAACAGAAGATAAAAAAGAGGAGCCTTTGCTTGATGAAAACGGCCTACAGGTCACAGGTGAAGACGGGACTCCTCAAATTGCAATTACAACGACAAAGAAAAAAGTTTATCGTGACGGAATCCGGAAAATAACAATTACAAAAAGCAAAGACCCGGCCAATAAGAGCGGAATCGTTGTGCTGGATGATTCTACAAATCCAAACCTTAACCCCGCACTGGAAGATAACCTAGCCTCAGCAACGTACCCATGGGGTAGATTACCCTGTTATTTCGCAAATTCCTATAAAGACGGCGTGACTATTTACGGGTTCGCCGCCGCTGAACAAGTTGGGGATCTGATAGTTAAAATCAATCTCATTTTCTCCAAACTTATCAATTACGTGATCAACATCATGGCTCCTCCTTTGATCGTGCAAAAGAACTGCGGAATCACCATGGAGATGATCGAGAATTCCCTCGGTAAAGTCGGCAGGCTTATTTTAATGCCTACAATCCCGAACGCCCGGATTGAATTCATGCAGATACCGAACCTGCCGGAAACATTTTTCCGCGTCCTGGAATTGCTTATGCGAACTTTTGACCGTGTTTACGCCATTGAGGATGCCGACAGAGGGCAGGCGCCGAACGGTGTTATTGCATATGCAGCTATTCAAGCACTACAAGAGCGCAATCAGGTGTTGATGCTATCCAAAACCTCTTCTATTGATTACATCGTGGAAGAGCGGTCACGCTGGGCGATAGGCCTGTATCAGAATTTCGGGACGCGCCCCGATTCTGTCAATGTGGCTGATGAACAGATGCCGTTTGCTGGAGTAGAGTTCGCCGGCAGAAAGTTTGGCTATGTGGTTGAGTCGGGCTCAACAACGCCCAGAACCAAACTGCAATGGCAGGATTTAGCGTTAAAGTTGAAAGATATGGGTGTTATTGATCAACAAGCCACGTTGGAATCAATCGGATTCCCTGGGTGGAAACAGATCGTAGAACGCACAGCGGAGTCGTCGCTGGATCAAGCTCTTCAAATATTGGTTCAGGCCGGACTCCCGGAAGAGCAGGCAGTTGCGCTAAGACAGTTCTTATTGTCTTCATCGATTCAGACACAGCAGAA